TAGAACCATTGGCGAGTTAAAGACCGAGCTATTCGACATGCTTGACGATAGATATCGTGATTGGCAGAGAGTAGCGCATACTGAAATAAACACAGCGATCCAACACGGTATTTACGCAGATATCAGAGAAAAATCGGGAGATGGTGACAACCAACTTGTTTTTAAAAGACCAGCGCCAGACGCATGCCGACATTGCAAACGTGTTTATTTAAAGCCAGATGGTGTGACACCTAAGATATTTAAGTTGAAGGATTTAGCCGAGAGCAACATTGGTATGAAGGCAGCGGATTGGCAACCGACAATTGGTTCGGTACATCCGTGGTGCCACTGTCAGTTGTTTGTGGTGCCAGAAGGATATAACTTTGTTACAAACGAAGACGGAAATGCAATACTGACGTACACAGGAAAGACAGGAAAGGTCGAAGAATAAATGTTTTACTATTATGGGCGTAAGAAAAAAATCGCTCACCTATACCCACAGCCTAAGTTTGACTCGATAGTTGAACCATTCGCAGGATCGGCAGCATATTCGCTTCATGGCAATAACTGGGAGAAGGATGTATTCCTTTACGACATCGACCTTCGGATCGTGCGGTTGTGGCAATTCCTCCAGCAAGCAAGTGTTAATGACATCAAAAAGCTACCATGCGAGCCTGAGATGACAATCAACGACCACAAACAATTATCGAGAGCCGAGAAAGATTTAATAGGTCTACATCTAAGCCCTGGATCATCAATGCCAGCAAATATCTCGACCAAGTACGACCGATGGGCAGTTGGTAAGCAATACATCCTAGAAAACGTGCATAAAATAAAGCATTGGACTATTCAGCAAGCGTCGTATCGTATGATAGTTCCAGAGGCCGAGGCGACATGGTTCATCGATCCACCGTATAATGAGGGTGGCAAGCATTACCGTTTCGGTAAAATTGACTATCAGCATCTTGCAGATTGGATTAAAAATCTAAAAGGACAAGTGATAGTATGTGAGAGAGATGATGCGGATTGGCTACCGTTTAAATCACTCACTAAGTTCGCTGGCATTGCCAACAGAACAGTTAAAGAAGGCGTTTACCTTAAGGAGAGTCAGCATGCATGACGATTTAATCGAGAAAGCCGTCACTCATAAGTATATTAAACGTACTGGTACGCCAGGAAATTACAAATACTGGTACAAAATGCCAGATGGTTCGGTCAGATCTAGTGCTGACGACCCAGATCTACATGCAAAGGGTAAGATTGAACATCTTAAGCGATTGATCCTTGGCAAGCATGCAGGTCATCACAGCATGTCAAATGCAGAGATGCAAAGTCACGTCGGAGTGGAAAAAAGGCAAGTAACGAATATGGCTTCAAACATGCGACGTGCCCAACGAACAGGTACGGATCATGGCCTTGAGGATCATGAAATAAAAGAGGCGCATGAGGCGACCCCTCCAGAGTCTAGCGAAGCCGAACCAACTACTAGTGAGCCATCAGGTGCATCATCAGAACCTACCGATGCCGAAGCCGATAGAACCGCAGCCAGAGCGCGACGTGCAGAAAGTCGGGCAACACGCAGAGCCGCAGAGGAAGCCGCTGCTACGACCCCAACAACGCCAGCCGCAGATGAGCGAAGCATTAATGATCGGATGCAAGCCGCAGGGTTTGACCGAGTTGGGGTGAGAGGAAATCAGTGGGAGAAAACTGGCTACACAGTTCGCTCCGCAGGTGGCAGATATAAAGTTACCGACCCAGGTGGTGCCGCCATAGGTGTTGTAGGCAGTCCAGAGGAAGCCGCGGCTAAAATAAAAGCCGACATGAAGGATACAGCATCGACCGAAGCCGCAGCATCGACTGGTGATGCAAAACAAAAACTTATAGATAAACTTAAGAACGAACACGGAATTGATTTGTCAGGTGATAGTACCGCAGCCGAGTCAGCCGCAGCCGTTAGAGCCGCAGCAAAACCGACAGAGGCCACAGGTAACGCAGCCGATGACCTTCAAGAACGTGCCAGATCTAGTGCAGAGAGAACTGGAGATGCAGTTCGACGTATGAATGCAGAGCCGGATCAAATTGACACTACAGCCGAGGAGGATGCCGAGCCAGCCGCAACACCAGCCACAACACCAGCCGCAGAGAAAAGAAAAATCAGTGGCGAGATATCAAGCCAAACTCATGGTCGACAGATCAATATTATGAAAATGGGTCCATTCCAACGTGCAGTCGAAGCAGCCGTTGCAGGTGGCATGACAGCTAAAGATGCTGTTAGGCAGGAGATACCTAATTTCTACGAGCCGCAAGCAGGCGCTCCAGGATCACCTGAAGCCGACACAGCCGCAGCATCTATGAGTGAACGACTTGCCGAGTCAGCAAGGGCAGTACGCGAAGCACAAGCCCCAGGATCTCCAGCCGCACGTGAGTTGGTAACAGTTGACCCAGACTTCGGTAGAAGTGAAGAAGCCGTTCAACGCATGGTCGATCAACAAGCCGCAGGTGAAAATCCATACATTGCGCGAGCACAGGAAATATTCTCACGTATCAAAGGTGATTTAAAAGAGGATCGTCGTAAGAAGTGTGAATACATGCTCAAAGCTCTTTCTAAATTACACACTGAGGGTTTAAGTTTCACGGAGGGTGCGGTCCTTGACGCATACAAAGAGCAGGTAACGGCAGATGGCGGTCGCGTCACCGCGAGAACGGCACTACCGCATAAAGAGTTTGAGAGTGGTACATTTATCTCTCTCAATGAGGCGATGAAGAATCCTGCGATAGATCCAGAAGTTGAACGAATGAAGCGTGGCTTCGCTGCAAAACAATATGCACGTTTACAACCATTTTTGAGCGACGAATTTAAAGCTGCAAACCCTGACGGTCGTCCACCACCATATCCACGATTGGTGGATTTAAAAACTTGGTCGCAACATGGTTCGAGTCAGGCAGACAATATTAGTACACCGGATCATCGTGTGCAGAGAGCTATGCCACAAGAGTTTTATGATTCGGTGGCAACTGGTCCAAACGGTAAAGCAGTAATGCCTCCAGGTTGGATGCCACTACATTTAATGCCAGCGTGGAACTACATCGTTAAAAAGACAGGTGGCAATCCACATGCGTTTAGAGGCGGTGGCCAAAGTGGAGAGTTGAATCAAGAGTACGGGAAAGTCAGTGGTAGCACTTCTAAGATAAATCTTGGCAATCAGGCGAAGACATTCGACGTAGAGCGAGATGATGGGACAATCGGCCAGCAGAGCGAAGGCACTCTCTTATCGTCATTAAGAAAGTATGTGCAGATGCGTGGCGGCCACGATCAGTTAGTAGACATACCTAAAGGCAAACTCTCTGAATTGGGATTGGATCATAGTAAAATATTCAAGGCGATTGGTAAGGGTGGTGATCCAGACATTCATGAAACGATGAAATCCAAGATCGTTGACCCAGTTGGCCTAGTTCATGCTATGATGGGTGATAAGGACGATAAGAAGACTCCAATTTCGACGTCGAAATCGTTCGGCCTCTATGTAAATCCAGAAGAAAATTATATTCCAGGTGAGAAATTAACTAAAGGTGAGCGCATTGTTATCGACCTGCGAAAAGCCAAAGTTGATAAAATCCAGAGTATCCTCAGAGCTAGGAGCGCAAGGGCTTGACGTAGATGACGTCAAGTGTCCAAGGTGCAATACTCAGGTATTTAAAAGCAAGAATGGCGAGATAAAAATGAGGGCGAAGCTACTGGTATGGAATGATGCCGGATGCTTTGCGGTGTGCAGATCTTGCACCTCAAACGTCCCTGTTGACATGGCTGTTTTTAAATCTATTGAAAAGAAAATGACATACGAGGTTAAGAAATAATTTGATTATCCGAATAAACCCTGTATAGAATACTACATACGCAACCGGAGACTCATGATTTGACGGAGTGGTTGTCCCAGAAACAGACGGACACATTCCGTTTTTTTTATGGTTGACCATGATCGCTCCGAATTTTTTTATTAGTCATGACGAGTTCCGTGTATGGAACCCTAACGTCGATTTTATTAAATCGGATGACGACGATGCGTATAACTCTCGCCAAATTCGTGGCATCATGTCCACACCAACCACTGACCGACAGGGCGAGGATGTTTGTGCCAAAGGTTTAGACTTCAATCCATTTCTGCAACACGGTCACTTCAACGACAATCACGATCAAGCAACCGGATCAATCGTCGGTTATCCAGAAGAAGCAGCATTCTCAGAAAATTTAATTCTTAAAGGTGGCCGACAAACAGATGGCTGGCTATGTCGTGGTTATATTCTCAAGGGAACAAAAAAGGCTGACGACATTTGGGAGTTGGCTAAAGCACTTTCAAAAACTCCAGATCGACGTCTTGGTTTTTCAATAGAAGGTCGAGTCGTAAAGAGAAATCGTAGCAGAATAGAAAAAGCAATTATACGAAACGTAGCAATCACCAATTGTCCTGTTAACACAGAGGCGACTTGGGATGTCTTAACAAAATCATTTTACGATGAAGACATTGCCATGAAAGCTATGAGCGCAGGTTTTGGTGCAGCGCAAGGTCCGGCAGGACAATCAGGTGGTTCAGCACTGGGGTCCGAATCGTTAGAACACGACAAGGACAAGCGCAAGAAAAAGAAAACTCTCAATTATATGTCTTATATAACTCGCTCTCTTGGTTTGCCGACTGAGGAGGAATTTTACAAGGCGTGTGATTGGGTGCAAGAATTTCGGCCTGACTTCGACGATGAAGCTGCGGCTGAGTTAGTTGGTCATATACTCTTAGCTAAAGGAGTTCGAGTATGAGCTTAACGTCGAACACATTGGGGCGTCTGTCAGCCGAAGAAGTGGCAGCGGGAGTACCGTTTGATGCTCCTGAAAAAACTGTTAGAGCAATGCTAACGCAACTTGATTCTCTAGTTGATGCATTAAAGCAGCTTAAGGCTGACGCATATGCATCCGCGAGTGGTGTCGATGACGCGATAGACGCTCTAACCAAACTTGAATTACGGCAGTAAGGGAGGTCACATGAGCGGTATCACTAAAGATGATGTCCGAAAAGCACTCGCAACCTTGGAAGGTCCGTTAGCGAAGGGGAGTAGCGATCTCAACTCTGCTAATGGTGCGGCTGATGGCAGCGACAGTTCAGGTAAGGATTTATCCGCGCCTGGTGATGATATGAACGCCACTCACGGCAATAAGAAAAAGAAGGGGAACGGAACGATGAAGTCTCAAGGGGAAACACCGGAAGACTTCAACAAGAGTCTACCGCCAGCGGTGGAGACAAAAGTTGAGGTCAGCGACTTTCTTAAGTCACTGGTCGATCACAACGCTGGCTGCATGGACAAGCTCCGTGACGCAGTTGTTAAGAGCGACCTGGCTAACGAAGATCGTATGGATGAGATCAGCGAGTGTATTGATGGTTTGCAAAAATCAATGGGACAAGTTGGTGTCGTATTGAAGGCAATTTGCGAGCGTATCGGTATCGTCGAAAATCAACCTGCGAACGTAGCCAAGTCTCAGACCGCTACCGACGCGCAAGCACAACAGGCCGCTCCAGTAGCGAAGTCTGTTACTGCGGATCGTCAGTTTGCTGACCCGCAAGGTGGTTCGGAAGCTAACCAGTCCGAAGGCGACGGGATGTATAAATCTCTAGTTGGTAAGCCACCACAAATCCAAAAAGCGGCGATTGCTTCTGCAATCTGTGATCTCGTCAAGAAAGGCGAAGCTCAAGATGTAGATGTAATTAATTTTGAAACGTATTCATTCATCACACCGGAGCTAAATACTAGACTCCGCGCTGTGCTGTAAGGGAGGTGGCTTATGTATCCTATGATCGATGCAAAGCAGTTTGAGGATCATGGTCACGGCTTTGGCTCCAGCAGCGCACGTGATGTGATCGAATTGAACAAAGCATTGACCGCTGGTATCGCATCCGATCCAGCATCGCAATCAGGCGGTGGCGCGTTAAGAGTGGAAGCTCTCGATGCAACACTAAAAATCGTTTCTTTCATGCAACGCAACATTGTGTTCTACAACGACATGCCAAAGTCGAAAGCGTACAACACAGTCGAAGAATACAACTTGCTATCAAAATATGGTGGCCGAGGTGGGTTCTTCATCAACGAAGGTGGTCTTCCTAGAACAGAAGACAGTGCCTACCAACGTAAGGTCCAGTTCGTGAAATTCATGGGCACCACCCGTGAAATCACGCATCCAATGTTACTCGTTCGTCCAGCACACGGAAACGTCGTTGCTTTGGAAACTAAGAACGGTGCGATGTGGATGTTGGAGCGAGAAGAAGAATCATTGTTCAAAGGCAATAGTGCCATCATTTCTCAATCTTTTAACGGACTAGATAAGCAGTTGCTTGATGGTTATGCGGATTCAGACACGGCAGGTGATGGTAAGCCTAACGTATCTAACGAGCATATTTTTGACCTTCGTGGTCAACCTTTGAGTGAAGGTGTATTTGCTGAAGCGGCTCGCGTGTTGTTGGATAACTATATGTACCCAACTCATTGCTATCTACCGCACACAGCACACACCGATTACAACACTCAATTCTTTTCCAAGGGTCGATACGGTATTCCAGTCGGTGACGACATGGCTACTGGTTTCAACTCTGACAAAGTTAAGACATCGGCTGGTATCATCCAGTTGCGTCCTAACGTGTTCTTGCGTGTTGATGAAACTGCGCCAACTTCGGCTGACAACTCCCAAGCACCTACGGCTCCGGCTACAGTTGCAGTTGTTGTTCAGAACACCACTACATCAAGGGGCTTTAAAGACAGCGAGCTTGGCTCATATGTCTACGAAGTATCTGCGATCAGTCGTAGTGGTGAATCCGTAGCAACGGCAGGTGACGTAACCGCAGTTGTGACTTCTGGCAAGGAAGTGAAGCTAACCCTTACCGCAGGTGCCCAATCAGGCAACGACGCAACGGCTGGCTACAGAATTTATCGTACTCGTCTTGTAGACGGTGTGACTGGCGTTAAGTATTTCGTAACAGAAATACCCGTTGGTGGATCTCCGTATCTTGATGGTAACGAATTCCTTCCAGGTGCAGGTACAGCCTACATCGGTCAGATGGATGAGTCGGTTTTAACTCTCCGTGAGTTATCTCCAATGCTCAAATTCCCTCTAGCCACCATCGCGTCATCGATTCGATGGATGCAGTTGTACTACAACACTCCAATCGTGTTTCGCCCAAGGGGTTGGGTAATCATCCGAAATATCGGAAGACTAAACACTCCTGAGCTATTAGCTCCTTAATTGACCTTGAATGGGGAGGGGTAAAACCCTCCCCTTAATCGGAGACAGAATGAAACTTTATCATCCAGCAATGGCTGGTCAAAAACTTGGGACTGCAAACGGTCCACTTACGGTGGGTGCAGATGGTTGGGTGGAAACAGATGATGAGGAAGTTGCTGCTTCCCTTAAAATATCTGGGTTTCAATCCGAAGAACAATTCGGTGATATTAAAGTTACGCCTAAGCCCAGAGCGACTGAGCCAGTGGTTCAAGATGCTACTCCGCAAGTAGAGCCTGAGCCAGAACCAGAGCCAGAAGAATTTGAAGAAGAACAAGAGGCCGAAGACGACGATGATGGCGAAGAAGTCGAGATCGAGGATCTTGGTGACTATAACGCTAAGGATGCTATGGCAATGGTCGTAGCAGAAGAAGACATCGACGTACTCAACGCATGGAAAAACGCGGAAGGTGACGATAAGAACAGAAAGACTGTCCTTAAAGCACTCGACGACAGGATAGCTGAGGTAAGCTAATATGCCTGACGATCCATTAGTAAAAGTATTTCCGATTGGAAAATCGGTTACAGATACGAGCATCCCTTACCGCGAGCATGAGATAAGCAGTAAGGCGAAGCGCACTGTAGATGTTGGTTTTGCGTTGGTTAAAGATCCAGCCGATGAAACCAGAAGTCTAAAGCCGGAGACTGTGACGGTTGGTGCGGCTGGCGTTGATGGTTTTGATTTAGAATATAATTCAACATATAGATTCATAGCGAATGCAGAGATGAATATTGCCCTTGCAAATGCAACTGGCGTTGTGACACCCGATGCAGACGATGCTCTAGTACCAGCGGGAAAACAATTTATTTTTAGTACAGGGGCATTATGGAAACGTCTGGAAGTATTCTCGACCCCAGGCGGGAAAGCTCAAGTCCTACAGATCGGATGAGTGCCCCGTATGTGACGGTTAATTATTTGTTTGCGACTTATTTGCAAACCAGTGAAGCGGGATCTTTAAAGATCCAGAAGGTCGAGAAAATACGGGATGGGAAGGCTAAGTTTTATTTCGATATCACGGAGAAGAACGCGGCTGACCTTAAACTTAAGTGGCATAACTCAGTTTGTTCTGAGTTTGAAAGATTACGGAAGTTAACTATCGATTTAGCGTTTTAGGTTAGCAATGGTGACAGAATGTGCAGTAGCGTCAAACTTTCGACCGAGAGCAACAGAGCTTCCGATCGACGCTGGTTTTGTGCGAGAAACATTTCTGTTCGGAGTAAACCTGGCTGACGATAACGGTAAACAGATGCCAGACTCCGTGATTGAGTTTTACATCCAAGCCGCAACACGATGGATCGAACGACAGTTATCAGTAGCCCTACTCCCAGCAACTATCACCAATGAGTCACACGATTATTATTACTCTGATTACGCGCAATATTCCTTTGTCAAGCTGCTCAACTATCCAGTTAGAAAAGTATGCAAGGTTGCAATGCGCTTTCCATTATCTACAGAGGTCTTGGCGTTTGATCCTTCGTGGTATCGGATCGAACATATTGCAGGTCAGGTAAACCTAATCCCTACACAGGGCAGCTTTAGCGCGATCCTTATAGGGCAAGGTGGATCATTCCTGCCAATGCTCTACAGTGGCAACGATTACGTCCCACATATTATCCAGGTAGATTATGAAGCCGGATACGAAGACGGTGAGATACCAGAAGACATTCTAAATTTGATTGGCATGAAGGCTGCGATCGGTCCATTAAACATTGCTGGCGACCTGATTGCTGGAGCTGGCATTGCAAACAAATCTATCAGCCTGGATGGATTAAGTGAGTCAATCGGTACGACATCATCTGCAACAAACGCTGGCTATGGTGCCCGTATCATCCAGTATGAGAAGCAAATAAAAGAGCAGATCTCATTGGTACGACGCAACCTAAAGGGCATAGAGATGGTGGTGGCATGAAATGGCTGGAGAAACTAGAGCGAAGCGCGGCACACCACCACCAAAGGTTGCACTCAATCCAGAAAATTTTGATCGATTGGTCAAGGATCACGGTACTTATGTTCGTGTCACTCCAAGTGTTGTGTGTCCTAGACGCTCTGGGACCAGAGTTGAGCTTGACGACACCAATCATGATCTTAATTGCCCTCTCTGCTTTGGCTCTCTTTCTATTGATTGCGATGCCATTTCGTTTGAGACATGGGCTTTCGTCCAATCAGTTAAGCTCGAAAAGATGCTCGACGCTCAGGGTATCTTTGATCTCAAGGATGCATTCGCTACCTTTCCTCCTGCTATACGTGTCTCGTATTGGTATAAAATTGAGATATTGGATTTCACATCGCAGTACAACGAAGTGCTTCAACGTAGAGTCGACAGCGACACCGATCGGTTACGCTATTCAGCATTTGATTGTGAAGACGGAAATATTTATCACGTCGTTGATAACGATGGTAAAATATACGAAAGAGGTTCTGATTACGAATTGGAGTCGGGATCTCAGGATATTGTTTGGTCAAGTAATGCACCACCGGAGGGCAAGCTGTATTCGATGTTGTATCCGATACTGCCAACCTTCCGAGTGCTGGAGTTGATGCACGAAACCAGGCACTACTACACGGATGCGAAAGCTCCGACAAAGAGTGCGGTACAAATGCCTCAGCAAGCACACATCAGGTGGGATTTCATGGCTAAGAAAAAAGGAACGGATAGGGATGCCTCAAATTAGCATGACAGCAAAGCTCCAAGATCTTGGACATAACGTGGAAGCGTTCTCCGAGTCGACGACAGAGGCGTTCCGTATCGCCTTGGCTGGCATTGCTCGCGGGGCACAGGCTGAGTGGATACGACTAGCTCAGGACAAACTTAAAACATCACGCAGCGATTATATAAACGGCTTACAGCAAGCTAAGAGTTTTGAAGTAAAGAAAGATCCAAAGGGCGAACCTGAATATACTATTTCACTTGTCGGTCGCATGCCAAACAGTTTTGAATTTGGTATGGCACCATTCGACATGAAGGATTCAAGACCTGGATGGTTGGGTGGCGGAAAAGCTAAGGTCAACAAGGATGGCAAAAAATATGTTAGAATTCCTTTTAGACACTCAACATCCGACACGAGTCCGCGTTTTCAATACACAGGTAAAGCTGCCAGAGACAATCTTAAAGTTAAGTTGAAGGATACGGTAAAGAGATACGGCCTTAGTCGAATGATCAGAGCCGCAACAGGTGGCAATGTGATTGAGGGTCCGGTTGCTCGCGTACCGAAAGATCCTGCGGTCCACAGATACCTGCATGGGCTTACCAGGATACAGAAGCAAACGTCGAACCCTAAGCGTGGATCATCGATAATGATGACCTGGAGAACGATCTCAGAGACATCCGCAGAGGACGCATGGTTGCATCCAGGGATAGTCGGAGCAAATATATTACCGTTGGTTGAGAAATGGGTAGATGAAGAAATCAAACGAGTTGCTGATTTAGTAATGGGAGCAGCATAGTGTTAGTGACCGAAAGGGATATTTTACAATACCCGCCTCCGTTGGTGAACAAGGAGTGTGTCACTGGAATTATGCCTATCGACTTTTTGGTAGAGCGGTTTTTGGAGATTGGGTTTGAATGGTTTAAGAATAATGCTGCCGCGCCAAATAAAGTTTTTGCACACCTGTTAGATGTAAGCCTTAAAGAAAAGTACGGTCAGGCAAAAATTGATGAGATAGCCGCGTATATAAAAGGTCATGAGATTGACATCAAACAAGCATGGCCATTAGAGGATGAAGAATCCCCATCTGTCTCAATAAATCTACAATCGTCTAGTGAAATATCAGAATACACTGGCCTTGATGATTACGCGACCACTGTAGCATCGCTCGGATCAGACGGTGTTATTAAGGGTGGTCAAGATCAAGGTTACACTCCGATCAGAGATGAAGTGTTGCTCGGCATTCACGCAGTAGGTTCTCCAGATAAAGCCAAGTATCTTTATTATTTAGTTGTGTATATTATAAATGCGTTCAAAGATCAGTTAGAACAACGGCCAGAACGAATTAATGGATTATTCAACATCACCTGGCGAGCGACGGATTTATCAAGGATGAATGAGTATCTGCCATCACATATGTTTTCAAGATTTGTCACCATAACAGCGGACCACTTCGCACTATTCGATAAGGAAGAAATACCGTTTATCGAAGGGTTCAATGTTTTTGTTACACCCGAAGGAGGATGAAATGGGTTTAGGAAGCAAGAAAAGTAGTAAAGAACCTTCTTCTGGATACTCAGAACCGAAGGAAGAAAAAAAGGAAAAGAAGGCAACCAATTTCGACGTCGAAACTAAGATTAAGAAGGTCGAAGCATCTAAGATGCCTGACGATCAGAAAGAAGAATACATCCGTAAGTTGAAGTCAGATGCAGCTCCTAAAGGCAAACTGATTTCGTTTGCTGTGTATGCTAACATTAAGAAAATTTCAGCTAAGTACCATCAGCCGATGAAAAGTTACCCCTCCGCAAAAGGAGTAGCTAGTGCAACGCTTGAGGGTTGGGACGAAATCTATAAGAACTTCTGAGTAGGAGGAAGGAAATGGCAGGTATTGAACGG